TAGGCGCACATACTTGTAACCCTCTTCGGCCAGTTCAGCAGCGTCCACATAAATCTGGTACAACTGTGAACTGCCGGCCGTGGTTAAGAAGCCCGTCACAGTCGCTGCTGTCCAGGCTGACCACACATCTGTACCCGTGCTAATACGGTAGATGAACGGCACGGCCGCGGTCACGGACGCCGTGATTGTACTGCACGCTTCGACGGTGAGCGTCGATGTTCCCGTAGCGCCGACGCCCTTGTACAGAACGAACAGCACGCCTTCGCCGGCCGCCTGCACGATATCACTATAGACGGTGCCAGAAAAGGCATCGGCCACCGCATCCAAACCCTTCATGAGATGCACATCAAAGTTCATTGTCTGTCTCCTAGGCTCGCGCGGCCAGCGCAACGAACGGCGACTGCGTATTGGTGCCCTTGAACGGCGTCAGCGGCGCGTTCCAGGTCGGTTCGCCGCCTACCCGATAGATGAACCGGAACACCTGCTCATCCTGGGTGAAACGCACGTGAATCGAACTCGCCGACTGGATGCCGCCTTTTTCGATGCCCTGATATTGGGTCATGTCGAGCAGCATGATGTCGCCCAGGTCACCGACCGTAGCGGCTGACTCATGCGCGATGACAGGACGGCCATACAGAGTGCCAAATGGCGCCGCCGACAACCCGCCGGGCGGCATGTAGACCATCGCGCCGCCGGTGCCGGCAGGCATGTTCAGCAGATGAAGCTGCGGTTCCACGTCCTGGTTGACGATCCAAATCGCGTTCATGCGGCTGCGCGCCCACAGGCGCGACCACATCTTGACGATGTTCTCGGACACGACGGTATCGGCCACCTGGCCCGTTTCCTTTGTAACGCTGATGACGGCATTGCTGGCTAGGATGCCGAGCGGCTGTCCAACCCCGTTGCCGTTGATCAACGCGTCCTCGACAATAAACCGCAGCTCGTCGGGCAGGATGCGCATCACATACGACTCCAGCGCGCTCACATCGGCCAGTAGTTCATCTGTGGCATAGACCAACGCGGCTGCCTTGTTGAGTTTGATGTCCATCAGGCGGAACGTCGGTGAGCTTGGCGTGACGGCGCTGTTTTCAGACATCCAGTAGCCGCGAATGCCACCATGCCGGCTGCCTGCCACACGGCTCGTTTCGGCGTCAGCATAGAACGTCATCCCGTTGGCATTAGGGCCAATGCCGGTCATCGCGATGCGCGACAGCAATTGCCCGCTCTCATATACCCGACTCAGGATGCTTGTGTTGCGGTCGCTGGCGACTAGGAATCCACCCGTCTGCGGGAGAGATTCGCCCATGCCCGTCGGCGCAGCTTTCAGAGCAAATCCGGCGCCCGTGATGGAACCGATGAACGCATCTCCCATTGCCTTGGTCAGGCTGAATCCGCCCTGGTCGAGCGGGTCACCTGAACGCAGCGGAAGCATCCGTGGATCGATTCCCCCACGGCCAAAATCCTTGACAGAGAACAAGAATTCACCCAAACTCTTGAACGGGTTTTCCCTGAGCTTCTTGTCCGCCTCATCCTCAACGACAACGAACCCGGGCGAGTTGGTAACCTTCTGCGCCGGCGAGGGTTCCGCCGGTTCAAGCGCCATTACAGCCTTGAGCGCCGTCGCTTCATTCGTGCGTTTCTGCGCCAGTACCAAGTCGCCATCGGCAATAGCTTGTCGTGCGGCCTGGAGTAGCTCTTGAAATGTCATGCACTTACCTCCAATTCTAACAACGTTATCTCAAGTTCAAGTCGTTTAGCGGCTTCGTTCGCGGGCGCCGATACTGGCCTAGTATCCTCTGGCGCTACCGCCTCTCCGTTGTCGCTTGTTTGTTCTACTATGTCAGCAGGCTCGATGCCCGCTTTGACCTGCTGCTGCGCTGTTGCATCCGCCCACGCTTTGAGAGGATGTGCGGCCGTCAGGACAAGACCCGCCGCCGGCGTCGGCGTCAAACTGGCATCCTTACCTAGTGGCCAGGATTTGATGTACATGGCCTTGCCGGCAGGCTCATATTCGACCAAGTTGGGTAATGTACCCGAAGACCAACCCAGCGCGCCGGCCTCGGCCATCGTCAGATCG